TGCGATGTGGCCAAATTTGGTGGAAGAATTCTTGGAAGCCAAGAACGATGCAGAGCAATTAAAAACTTTTGTAAACACCGTGTTGGGTGAGACGTGGGAGGACGAATACGCAAGCAAGATCGGCGCTGATGCGTTGTCAGAGCGTGCAGGTAAGGAGACGTATAAACAGGGTTTGGTGCCTGCTGAGGTGCTGGCATTGACGATTGGTTGCGACGTGCAGCACGACAGGTTGAGTTTGAGCGTATGGGGATGGGGCAGGGAGGAGGAAGGGTGGTTGGTGGATCGAATCAAGTTGTATGGCGACCCAACACGCCCTGAGGTGTGGAGCCAGCTCGATCAAGTGCTGCAGGCGCCGTACAAGGCAGAAGATGGCTCAGAACGGCGTGTGCTGTGCTGCGCGATTGACTCAGGCTTCAATGCCCATGTGGTTTATCAATACGCCAAGGAGCGGCAACAGCTTGGCGTGATTGCAGTCAAGGGCATGTCGCAAAAAGGCAAACCCCCGATCGGTAAGGCGACAAAAGTGGATGTGAATAGTCAAGGGAAAACGATCAAGCGTGGGGCGCAGGTGTTCCCGGTCGGTGGCGACACGGTGAAGTCGCTGTTGTTCGCAAGGTTGCGGCATAACGACCCTGGCGCTGGGTATCTGCATTTCTTCCCGACGACACCAAGCGATTACTTCGAGGAGCTGACTGCTGAGAAGCAGGTGATGCGGTTCAAGAATGGCTTCCCTGAACGCCATTGGGTAAAGCGTCCAAATGCAGCCAATGAGGCAGTGGATGAATTGGTGTATGGCTATGCAGCGCTGCATCGGTTGTACATGGTGTATGACAAGCGAACGATCTGGGATCAGATGGAGCGGAAGTTGGAGGGCGAGCAGAAGCCAGCAGAAGATCGCAAGAAGGTGGCGTCACAGCGCAAAAAGAGTTTTGTTAGTCAGTGGTAAACGGGTTTAGACTGCAGGACATGAAGATTCCGCAATCAGCACGGAACGGTGACACCGTGATTTGGCTTGACGAGCCAACGGTGGATGTGTTCGGCCAAGTGGTTGATGCCACAAATCACACGCTGGTGTATTACTTGCGTGCAAATGCAAGCGCAGCAGCGGAGACGCTGACTGCTACAGCGCAGGGCAGCCAGTGGCGATTCACCTGGGTGGTGAATGAAGCGATCACGGCGCTGACAACTTTTTATTGGCAGGCGGTTGCCACCAAGATCAGCGACTCCAGCAAAACAACGCTGGGAAGCGGCTCGCTGGCGCTGGAGCCAAGCCTTGCTTATACGGGCACAGCCACCGCCTATGACGGTCGCAGCCAGGCTGAGAAAGATCTGGAGGCCGTACAGAGCGCGATCAGGACGCTGCTTGCTGGTGGTAGCACCAAGGAGTACCGGATCGGCAATAGAACGCTTAAGCGTTATGACATGGCGGAGCTGTTGCAGCTTGAAGGTAAGTTGAAGGCTGATGTGGCTCGTGAAAAGCAAGCTGAAATGATTGCCAATGGCTTAGGCAATCCAAGGAATATGTTCGTTCGATTCAACGCTTGATCATGGGCTTCCGCGACCGCATCAGTCATGCTTTTGGTTTTGGCAGGCCTAAGACTGCGACATTGGCACAGGGTGCGCCACGCAAATTGAAGCGGACGTATCAGGGTGCAATTATCAGCCGGCTTACTTCTGACTGGTTGGCAACGCAAACCAGTGCTGACGCAGAAATTCGCACCAGTCTGCGGAAGTTGCGGGATCGTTCCCGCGAGATGGTGCGGAACAATCCGTATGCAAAGCAGGCAAAGCGCACAACGCAGATCAACGTTGTAGGCACTGGAGTAGCACTACAGGCGCAGGTGATGCTGCTGCGCGGCAATCGTCGTGACGAGCGGATCAATAAGTTGATCGAGGGCAAGTGGAGGACGTGGTGCCGTAAGGAGCACTGCGATGTAGCTGGGCGGTATAGCTTCCACGATTTGGAGTGGCTTGCTACTGGAGCGCTGCCTGAGAGCGGTGAAGCGCTGTTTCGGATTGTGCGGCGGTCATTTGGTGGATCAAAGGTGCCGCTGGCGTTGCAGATCCTTGAAGCCGACATGCTTGATGAGGAGTACCAAGGCGCGACACTTGCTGCTGGCAATGAATGGCGCAATGGCGTTGAAGTAAATGATTGGGGTCGCCCGGTGCGGTACGCGATGCTGACGCGGCATCCAGGTGATTACTGGTTCCAGAACAGCAAGCAGCGGAACGAGAAGCACATGTTCCTGCTTGCTGAGGATGTGATCCATCTTTTCCTACCGGAAAGGCCGGGGCAGAATCGTGGAGTGCCTTGGTTCCATGCGGTGATGGCAGATGCCCATCAACTGCAGGGGTATGAGGAAGCAGCAGTGATTCGTGCGCGAGCTGGTGCCAGCTTGATGGGATTTATTACGAATAATGAAGGTGAGCTGACGCCAGACGACGTGGAGAACAACCAGCGGATTAGTGAGTTTGAGCCTGGAACGTTCAAGTATCTGGCGCCAGGCGAGAACGTGACGGTGCCAAACATCGACTCACCGGATCAGCAGTTTGACATGTTTGTCCGCAACAAGGTGCGGCGGTTTGCGTCGGGCTTTGGGTGCTCTTACGAGACCTTGAGCAGGGATTTCTCGGAGACAAATTATTCCAGCAGCCGGCTGTCGTTACTGGAGGATCGTGAGCATTGGCGGGTGGTGCAGAACTACCTGATTGAAAATTTTCACATGCGGATCTACCGCGAGTGGTTGAATTTGGCGGTGCTGGCTGCTGAGTTGCCATTTCAAGATTATGAGCTGCGTCCTGATCGCTACGACAGTCCTAAGTGGCTGACACGCGGCTGGAGCTGGGTGGACCCCCTTAAGGAAGTCAAGGCATACCGTGAGGCCGAGCAGGCGGGTTACATGACCAAGGCGCAGATCATTGCGCAGTCAGGTGGCGGTGATTTTGACGACAACGTGGCTGAACTTGCACGTGAGCAAAGTGTTGCTGAGGGTGCTGGCGTAACTTTGGACAAGGATTTACTTGGTGTCGTAGCACCACCATCACCTGTCGTTGAGGAGCAGCTATGAGCGCGATGCCAACTGAAGGGATGCGCGAGGAAGCGCGTCGTTATCGGGAGTGGAAAGAAGAAGGCCGTAAGGGTGGCACTGAGGTCGCTGCTCGACGTGCTGGGCAGATTCTTAGTGGTGAAGAGCTAAGTGATCAAACCATCGTGACGATGAGTGCATGGTTTGCTCGTCATGAAGTTGACAAGCAGGGTCAGGGCTTCAGTCCTGGCGAAGAGGGTTATCCATCACCCGGCAGGGTGGCATGGGCGGCATGGGGTGGTGATCCTGGTAAGGCCTGGGCAGATAGCCTTGTTGCAAAGATGGATCGCACCATGCAAGAAGAACGCCCCTACCCAAATGAACATGCCGCTCGATTGCGTGATCCTGGGCAGTACGACAGTTTTCGTCGTCGCAATGATGCGGCTGGTGAAGGCGTGGACTTCATTTTTGGCATCAAGGAAGGAGAAGAGGGTGCTGAGCTGCAGGCGATCCGTTTCCGTTTGACGCAGTTCACGGCTGCTGAAGCCCGCGAATGGCTGAGTGATCGTGACTATGAGCCAATTGAATTTGAAGAAGCAACAGGCGAGCGTGAGCTGCGTGCAGCACCTGATGGCTTGAAAGAAGGTGATTTCGTGTCATGGGGCAGCTCAGGCGGTACGGCACGAGGCCGTATCGAGCATGTGATGCGTGAGGGAGTGCTGGGGGTGCCTGAAAGCAGCTTCAGCATCAATGCAACAGCTGAAGATCCAGCGGCATTGATTCGTATCTATAGGCGCGACAGCGATAATGAATGGCAGGAAACGGAGACCCTTGTTGGTCATCGGTTCAGTACGCTGACCAAAATTGAGGCATTGAGGTCTATGGATGACAAACGTGACTACACCGGCAAGTATCAACGTACTGAGACCACTGAGTTTCGCTCTGTCGAAGAGCGTGTAATGGAATTCCCGTTCAGCTCGGAGTATCCGGTTGAGCGGTATTTTGGCAAGGAGGTGCTGAGTCATGAAATGGATGCAGCAGTCCTTGAGCGCTTGAACGATGGTGCGCCGCTGCTGTTTAACCACGACCCTGATCGTGTGTTGGGTGTGGTTGAA